TACTGATGGCATGTACTTGTCAAACGCTGATCTTAATTTTGCTGTTTGAACTGATTCCAGTAAGTTTTTCATTATTTCTTTTTGCTCAGTGTTAAGAGGAGCTGTAAGCTCACCAATAACTGCTGATCTCTCTGCTGCATCTTTTGCTGATTGGATTTCGGCGTCTTTTGCTTCAACCAATTTGGCATTCTCTTGTGCAGCTTTTTTCGCATCTTCTATTTGTTGGTCTTTGATCTTGACCACTTTTAGAAGTTTAGATGTTTCAGATTTTTCATTCAAGTAGCTTGAAGCATACTCTTCTGAAAACGTCTCAAACAATCTGCGTCCAAAGTCGTTCTTACGAGCAGATTCAATGTCGCCTTTAAGTTGGCCAATTTCTTTGGTAAGAACTTTGCTAACTGTTTCAGTCACCACCGCTGAACTCTTCTCGATGAAGTTCTTGCGAACTTTTTCAAAATGAGCCTTGGCTTCTCTGATTAAGCGTACTTTGGTTTCTGCTAGGTCTTGTTTGTCTTGATGAAACTCAGCTATTTCTTTAGATAGAGCTTCTACCACAAATTCTTCAAGTTTGCTGAAGTTTTCAGACACAACTTTTTGATCTGCGTGTAGTTCTTCGATCTCCGCTGCGAGTCTTTCAAACACAAACGATTTCAGTGCATCTGTGTTTTCACGGATGGCCACTGCGTATTGTGCTTTGGCTTCTGCTAATTGATTGCGATCTTCTGCAAATTCAGCAATTTCCACTGCTAATTTTTCTGACACTAACTTGTCCACAGCATCAATTAGTTGCTGCTTGTCGTGTGCATACTTTTTAGCAAACTCTTCACGAAGTTCTGCTGTGGCTGCTAATTTATTTTCATTAATTTTAGCGGTCCAAGCATTTTCGATTTCAGCTCTGATCTCTTTGGAAACAACATTGTTTTCAAAAAGCGATTTCAGTGCATCTAACATTATATTTTCTCCTATTTGTTTAACGGAGTTTACTGATGATATTCACCAGTTGTTCCTTTAAGTATTCTTGTGCCTGTGTGTCCCTTGCGATGTTTAAAGCTCTATAACCACCTCTTGTGTTCAAAAGATGTTCATAAATTGGTGTTGGATAGGCTCCCGGAGCTGACGGTTGAGCCACTATGTCCACAGTGATGATTTCAAAATCACTCACTTGTCCTGACCCGTCTTCTTTGACGTTGCCTGAACCACGCGACGAGACTCCCAGTTTAACTCCGCTTTCCAGCATTGTTTTAACTAGCAGTCCCATCGGCGTAGGTAATATTTTTAGTTTGCCGTGTCCATTTGGGCCGTCCATCCACATGCTTGACAGCATATGACTCACACGGTCCAAATTGATATTAAGTCCTTCTGGATGATCCACTTCGCCCAACACTGAATAACCACCTTTGATCTGATCGTTGAGTGTGTTGACAGCCCTACCGATTTCACTAACAGGATACACTCTTTGGTTGGCATTTTTCACGCCGCCCTGAATGCAGATACCTTTCATGTAAAGGCTCTTACCCCCGTTTTTGTCCTCTGTAGACTCTACGATCAAGCCTGCTTGATCGAATGTCAATGTTTCACGTAATGTTAACATCTTTTACTTTATAAGTCCTTAACTGTACTATTTGCTACCCAAAACACTTTTTGTGTTGTCTGACTTGTCAGAAGCTTCTGGGCCTTTGGCTTTTACCAACTTGATAGATGCGCCTGGCGTATTAATGTTGCCTGCGTCATTCAACTCCGCTTTTGGAGCTGGTCTACCTTTTTCTTCTGAACCTACGATGTCAACAGCTTTTCCGCCCATTGATTTCGCTTGCTTAGGAGTTGGAGATTTTGCGTTGTCAGAATGGTCAGCATGTTTCACTGCCACTTTGTCCACGTATTCTCTCATTCTTTCTCTTTCGCTTTTGTCTTCAGAGTTGGCTGGTTGTGTGCCAAGTGCGGAAGTTGCTATTGGTGCTACTTCCTCTGCATTTGGTTGAACTTCTGTTGCTACGGCTTCTTTTTCAGCTTCTTTATCGCCTTCACCGTCTTTAGCATCTTCTTTATCGCCTTCGTCTGACATTAATTTTTCAAACTCAGCTTTTAGTTCTTCCACTGCATCTTCTAAATCAACTATTTTGTTTTCGATGTCTGCATCCGCAGGTTTTTCGTCACCTTTGTCTTCAGCATCTTTTTCGTCTTCGATGTCTGCGATCATGTCGTCAGAGGCATCTCCGCCTACTTCAGCAGTTACTGGAGCAACTGCAACTGGAGCAACTGCAACTGGAGCAATTGTTTCAGCAGCAACTTCTTCAGTAGATTCTTTTTTCATTTCTTCTTTAGAATCTTCTTTGTCTGCTTTTTTCATTTCTTTATCTTTTTTAGCTTCTTCTACAGCAGTTTCTTCCACTGCTATATCAGCTAAATCTGATTCTAATAAATTTTCGTAGATCGAACGTGATTTTTCAACTACTATTTCGTGAAATAGAGCTTCTGCACCAGTTCTGTCATCTGCGGTAAGTTTTTCAAGCATTTGCTCGAATTTGTTGGTTGTATTTTCTGACATTAGTGTCTCCTTGATTGTTGGTTAGTTTATTGATAAGGCTGTCTCCTTTATTTAACAAAATTTTTAAAAAGTGGGTAGATATAGGTCGATTTTGACTGGTTTTACACAGGTTTTGGTCTGCAAAAGCTGTTGCGAAAATCTGATACCGTCATTTCGGAGTAATTGCGATATTTGGTGAAATCCTCTGCTTGGAACCCTTTGCGATCATCCTGCACCACCCTGATGTAGTTCTTTTTGGGGTTTTTCTGCAGCATTATGCCGGTTTGACGCTGCCAGTTGCCATGATAGGTAGCCGGATCAGTGAGTTTGCGATAGTTGCGTGTGCTGCCATATATGTTGTTGAGCTTGTTTTCTGCAGTGCCCACAAAGTCGAATCCTAGGATATAGATGGTGGTGTGCTCGTGATGCGTGGCCAGCCAAAGTGCTGTGGGGCCTGAACTCCAACCTTGACTGGGTTTGAAAAAATTCAAACCTTTGAACTTCTCCATGTTTTTGTTGGGATTGGTCCACACAGAATGTTTCAGCTGCCAGTTGTTCTCACAGATCTCTATCACCATCTTAGAATCCACTGCCACCAGAAAATCTGGCTCAAATTCACGATACAGTGCATTGCAACCATAAATTTTGCCCCATTCGCGCAGATGATCCAATTTAATATATTTGCGACTCAATCCATTGCCCAACACAAAAGCAATGTTGCCATCCACTAGTGGTCTTGTTTGAGGTGTGGGTGCAACAGATGTGTGTTGATGAGGGGCGGGCTGCACTGTTGTGATATGACCGTGTTTGGCCAGTCTGTGCTGTGCTTTGTCAGAGTTACGCTGATGTTTGATGGCTTGCCACTGTTCTTTGGTGTATAAAGATTTGTCTAATTTGGCCATGTTTGGCTGTTCAGGTTAGGCTGTGGGTTGAGTGCTGGCGATACTGTACATGTTTCTCACGAATTCCAGTTCTTTTTGCTGTTCGTTGTTGTGAAATTCACTGGCTTTGCGAGCTCTATTAATTTGTTTCAGAGTAAATCTTGTTTTGCGAGTGTCTGTGGTGCCAATAATGGATTGATCATGCTGAGGATCATACATCTTGTGATCCGCAGTGTTCACATCATTTTTGTCAAAATAGAAAATTTCACGCAGTAGCATGAAATTATTTATGCTTATGTGGTGGGAGTTGTGTCTGGTGTGGTGCCAGCACCACCTGTGGTATCTGTGGGTTCTACTGGAGCAGTGGTTTCTGGTTCTTGAGCTGCTAAATCCTGCTGTATGTTGGCAGAGCTGATGCCTGCGCTGCGCATTTCAGCAGCTGATGCAGTGGGTTTAACTTTGAATTTCTCATCATTTTCTTCACGCCATAATCTTTCGTTTTCAGCCAATTCATCTGCACTCATGCCCAAAAATCTCATCAGTGCATATCTGTTGCTGATGTAAGGCAGTGCTGCCACTTGACTGAATGTTTGGATTCTATTGTTGTCCAATTCTGCTTGTCTGTAGGAAGCAAAGTTTTGTGGAGTTTGAAATTTGATATCAAACATGCTCACATCAATGTTAACTCCTTTGTCCAAAAGATACTTTTTAAAATCGTTGTTGAATTCATCTGTGATCAAGTTCTGTAATCTTTCACAATAGTTGTTGAATCTCAATTCCTGAATATAAGCAGTGCCCACTCTACCATCTGTGTACTGTGCATTGCTGTCATCTGGTCCTGTGGGCAGGTATGAGCTGGGAATACGCAATCCACGCAACAGTTTGTTAGTAAAGTATTTTAAATCATCAATTTCACCAAGGTTAGTACCGCCTGGTAGTGTTTCCACTTTAGATCCACGACCTTCTGCTGTTTGAGGGAAGAAAAAGTCTTCATTGATGGATAATGGATTGTAGGCCGAATCTATCACATTGGTTCCACCACCTGTGCTGGATGGAATACGTCTCTGATGAATTTCTGTTTTGACTCTTTCCACAAACTGCATGGCCAAGTGACTGGGCATGTTGCCCACGTCCACATAGAACACACGTCTCTCTGGCGCTCTCTGCACTCTGTAAATAATAATAGCGTCTTCCAATAATTCTTTTTGCTTGTACACTTTAAATATGGATTCCAACAATGAATTACCAAACGGGAAATTGTTGTCCAGTCCTTCACTCAAACTCAAATGTATCACGTGATCTGCATTCACTGCGATCTCTTTGAGACTGGTGGCAAATCTTGAACCGGACTGTTCGGGCGCTTGACCCACCATGCCTCTGACACCACCGGTCAAATAACCAGCGCCGCCTGCTGTGACATTGC